ACCTTGAACTCTTGCATTATAAAATGCAGATAAAGCATTTACTGTCATCATTTTTGAACCCATTTTTTGAAAGTCTATTGTAATATCTCTTGATTCAAATCCACCTCTTTCAAGAGCTTGTTTGTGATTTAAACCTTTTGCTCTTGCATTTTTATATGCTTTAGAAAATTCTCCAAGTCTTGAAGCATTTTCAAAAAATTCTGTCATTACTCTTAACATTTCTAATGGTTTTTTAACTACATTATAAACTGGAGTTTCAGTTAATTCTTTTCTTATATTTTTAGAATAATAATTTTTATCAAAAGCCACATAAGAAGATTGAGGTCCACCAGATTTAACCCAATCTTGATATATTTTTGATTTTTTTCCTTTTATTCTAGTCATTAAACCTCTTGCTGTATCTAATCCTAATACAAATCCATTACGACTAAAAACAGTAGCTGAATTAGTATCTCTAATTAAATTTCTTAAAAAAAATTCTGGAGCAAGAGTTGCACCAGCTCTTAATGTTCTAGCTGGTAAACCAAATATACTTCTTAATAATTTTTGAGACGATTCTGTTGAGTATTTCCATGATCTTGATAAATCAGATCCTAAATCCCAAACTTCTCTTTTGCCATTTCTAAAAATAGCAACTTCAGTTTTTCCTAATTGTTGTTGATTTGCTCTAAATATCTCAAATCCTTCTAATGCAGATTTATCTATTTTAGAAATATCAGTTACAACATTTTCTAATTCTTCTCTTGTAACTTGAGTTTTTTTTATTTTTGCTTTTACTTTTCCTATTTCTGGAAAAGCAGTTGAATCTATTTTTTTTGCTTCTTCAATAAATTTTATTAATTCAACTAATGATCTATTTTTTTCAACCATTGTTACAAAATGTAATGTGTTTTTATAAACACTTTCAATAGGATCAATTATGAATTTTTCACTTCCTTTAAATTTTTTTAAAGGATTTCCTACGGAATTCGATATAGCACCAGGTTTTGCTCCTTCTTCCATAACTCTAAAAAATGGAACATAATCTTTATTTGTTTCTATCATAATGTCATAAGTTTTTTTATTTATAATTTCTGAATCTTTTAAATAATCTAATAATGATTTTTGATAATTTTGTAATCTTTTTAAAGTATCTTTATATTTTTTATCTAATTTATTAACTGTATTTTTAGCAGCATTTACATCTATTCCTGTTTTATAACCTTGAGATTCTTTTTCTATAGCTCTCTTTGCTACTGCATAAGTTCCAAATTCTTTATAAGTATTAACATCTTTTATTATTGGTTCTACTATTGATTCAAAAGGTTCACTTTTATCCTTTAAGGTTTTGAAATCTAATGTTGAATTTTTTAAAAAATACTCTCCTCTACTTATCATTCCAGGTTGAAGTCTAGCAAGTTCATAAGGATTTAAAGTTCCCTCTTTTACTTTAACTCCTATTTTTTCTCCTTCTTTTACAGTTCTTAAAATTGGATGTAATTTATCTAGCCAATCAAATTTAAAAGTATTAAATATATCTCCAGCATAAGTTTTTACAGGTTTACTATCAAAAGAAATTTTTTGCTGAACTTGTGCAATATCTGGATCTTTAGATTTTTCTGGTTTTATAAATTCTTCTGCTTTTACTTTTGTAGGTTTTTTTTCAATAATATTTTTATAAGCTCTAGGATTTTCTATGTTTCTACTAACTATATCTTCTCTTATAGTTGGATCATTTATAGTGTCTTCAAAAACTTCAGCTGGTTTTTTACCAGTTTTTTTACTTGCATTTATATATTTTGAAACAGCTCTTTCTCCTGCACCAAAAGCTGCAAAAAATCCAGTTGAATAAACTAAATCATCTTTTGTTGGCAGTTCTCCATGAAGTAAAGCACCTGTTGCTTCAAAACCTGTAACTTGTGCAGCAAGTTTACCAAAATAATTTTTACCTATTGGTCCTATTAAGGATGGTGCTTTAGCTGCTACAGCTAATTGAGTTCCTTCTTTTAATCCTGCTTTTATTCCTTCATCAGTAAATATTTTCCACCATTCTTCCCAAGTATTTACATCACCTTTTTCTAATGCTGTTAAATACATTTCTCTAATAGTTCCAGGAACAAATCCAGCACCAAATGCTCCACCTGTTTGACCACCTATTCTTGATCCAGCAAAAGCACCTAGAGTATAAAAAGGTAAATCTCCTAATAAAGCTGTACCTCTTTCAATAAAACCTTCTAAATAACCTGTATCTTCTGGTTCTGGTGTTTGATATACTTCTGGTAATTTACCAGTTGTATTATGAGATTTTATTAAAGAAAATATTGGTCTACCCAAACCCCTTTCCCAATAAACATCTGGCTCAAATTCTTCACCTACTAAAGTTTTTTTTATATTACTCCAATAATCTTTTATTATATTTTTATCTGGTTCTTTAATTCCAAAATATTCATTAACTTCTTGTTCATTAAAACCACCTTGTAATAATTTTTCTGATTTATTATTTACATATTTTTTAATTTCATCATCATTAAATCCAGCAGTTTTTAATTTTTCAATGACCATATTAGCCACCTATTCTTTTTAAATATTCTTCTGGTGATTCATTAGGCAATCTTTCTACTGTATTATCTGTAGGTTCTTTGTTTATATTTAAATATAATCCTTTCATTATTTCAGCAGAATCTGGAATAAATTTATAAAGATCTTTTGCAATATAATTAGGTGATTTTGGATTTAATAAATCATCAGAATTTTTATTTTCATCTAATCCTTTTAAAAACCTACTATACATTTCGTTATAAAATTTATCTAATCTATTATTATATGTTGCATCCATAGTTTTAAAATTAGGATTTGCTTTTACAGCAACAGAAGCTGTATCTATAAAATCAAAAAATTTTTTATTATTATTTACATAATTTGGATCATCTAATCTTTGAAACATTTTAGCAAATGAATTGTAAGTATCTTTACTAAATTTATCTGATCTTTGTAAAACACTTTTAGAAAAAACTTCAAATCCAATTCTATAAGAATCTTGTAATGATTTTATATCACCATTTAATATTTTTTTATAAGTTGTTATAACATCATCAAAATCTGATATTTTTGTAACTTTATTATTTTTAATATTATTATTTAAATCTATCATTTGTTTTTGTAAAACTGGTATACCTTGTAAATCTCCATCAGAAATAAGATCATCATCAGAAAAAGTACCTTCAAAAAAATTATTCCATTTACTTTCAAATATTTGTGCAGATTGAAATGCAATTTGTTTATCTAGTAAATTTGCTCTTTTAGTTATTTCACTTAATGCTTTATTTCTAAATGTATTTCTTTCTTCTCCTTTTAACTCTGGATAAGCTCCTTTATCAAAAGATTGTAAAGTTGCTAAAGGATTTATATTTAAATTGTGATAAAAAGAAGCAACAGTAATTTTTTTTGGTATTTCTGAAATATATTTTTTTGTTAAATTTTGATCTACTTTTTCAAATTTAGAATAAAAATTATTTAATCTTGTGGGTAATTGTTTTATATAATCTAGATTATTTGTATTTAATATTTCAGATATTAAATTTATTGAACCAGATTCAATAGTATTTATCATATTTGATTCTAAATTTTTTGTACTACTATTTAAAACAGAATTAATATGAATAGATTTATCATTTAATAGTTCGCTTGTTACTATTCTTTTTAAATTATTTGGTAAATTAGCAGTTTTTAATGAAATTAAATTATCATAATCTTTTGAAAAAGAATTTGATGCTTCTCTTGGATTTATCATATTTCCACTTTTAATAACTAACTCATTTACATCAGCAGCTAATTCATTTTTTATTTGAATTGCTTTTGTTTTATTTGCTGCTTCTTCTGATTTTATATAATATTCACTTAAAGCTATAGCAGCAGGTGTAAGTTGAGCAAAAGCAGTTGCTTTAGGTGAAATTTGTAAACCTGTTTTTACAGAACCAACTTCAGCTGTTGGTCTAGCAGTTGCAGTAAATGTAGGTATTTTTGGCATTACATTTCTCCCACTAAAATTCCTTGATCTCTATTATTAAATTTTCTTAATAAACTTTGACCATAAGGTGCTAAAGAAACAGCAGCTTGACCATAATAACCTATTGCTGTAGCTTTTGCAGTTTGTCTTGCAATAGATCCTTGCATTCTAGCAAAATTAGCTTCTTCAATTTTTTTATTTTGTGCGACTTTTGAATTGTATTCCATGACATCTTTTTGGATTTCTGCCTGTTCTGCGTTATATCTAGCTATTCTTAAAGCTGTTCCAGAATATTCTGCTCCAGATTTTGCTGTAATAACTTTTTGTTCTCCAACTAATTGAGAAAATTGTTGATCAAATCTAGCTAAATCAAATTCTAATTGTTCATTTAATCTATTTGCTTCTTGTTCTGCAACTTGAGCATTACGATTTGAAATAGATTGATTATATTTTCCTATTGCTGACGCTTGTCTACCAGCTATTATAGATGTTCCAGCAGTTATTGCAGCAGTCCACCCCATTAGAATAACCTCGCATACATATATTGATCTGAACCATCAAAGCCAAATTTTTTCATTAATCCTTCTTCCTCTAAACCTAACCACTTAGCAAATTTTAAGCCAGTTGTATAGTTTGCTCTTACAGCAGTTTGAACTCGATTGATATTATTTTCTTTAGCAATCCTTGCGAAATCTTTTCTTATAGCTCTTGCGACTAGCAAAGGATGATCTAAAGCATCTTTAGTAGCTAGTACCCAACCTTCGGCAACACCATTCCATATTACTTTCATACCTGCAGCAAAGATAGGTTTACCATTAATCATACCAGTAAATGCTAAGTTATCTTGTTCTAGGTTCTTTGCGTTACCTTCGAACTCCATATCCTTATCCATCAATGTATGATTCATTTGTTGCTTCATAATGTATTCTCCATGCTCTGCTTTATATGACACTATATTTAATATTCTATCCATCGTTTGTTTGAAGTTTAGGATATAATGACAGTATCGTCAAAGGCAAAGGTTGTGTTTGTCTAACAAATATAAAACCATCTGTTTCATAGTTTCCTCTAAATTCTATTTCTTTATCTCCTGTGAATACATTGATCCCACTATCCATTGCGTTAGCTGAAGATCTAAAAGGTATTCGTTCCATGTTATTAAGATCTGGACCAATCTCCACACCAATACTTTCGTAAAGTCTAGCAGTAATCTCATAGATTCTTTTAGTTTTACTTTGTGATGTACCATTCTGTGAACCAGCATCTATTCTCATTGTTTGTAATAATGATGTATAACTTAATCCAACTTTAACTTTACTTGCAGATCTATCTAATGTGATTGATCCAGAGCTAACAGTTTTATCTGGATGCGTTGCACCATCTGCTAATATTGAAACTGTTTCACCTTCAAGATGATCAAGACCAGATATAGTCGTAACAGGTGAACCATCATAAGATAACTGTGAATCTAAAAAATTAAATGAGGTATCATCTGTTTCATCAAAATCATATTGATGAATATATTCTACATATCTTTTTGTTGCACCATTGATTGTTCTTTTATTAATAACCCATGTTTGATATTCTGAATCGTCTGTTGGAATTGTAGCAACACTATCGCAAACTGTATTACCACTTGAAAATGTTCCACCAAAAATATGTCTGTGCCAAGCAACTACTTGCTGTTCTCTTTGATAAGTTAATCCAACTAACTGACCATCATTTCTTACACCCCAAATAACTTGGTTAGGTTCTTGTTGATATGATAGTTGTTTGAATCCACCTTCAGAAATATGTTCAGCAAGGATTGTTAAGTCTGGAGCTACATAACCATCTACATCAAAGTTGTATGCTAGTTCTCTTAACTTTCTTCTAGCTCTTTGTAAAAACAAAGTAGCATTACCAACAGCAAGTGCATCTACATTTGCTGCACCATTGTTAGATTGTTTTTTAATTAATATGTTTGTAGGTGTAATTGCAATATCAGTTCCACCACCACTAACTGCAAACTCACCACCTGCAGTACCAATGATTAAAGTTCTTGTAGCTGTCATAAATCTAATTGCGTTTACTTGGTTAGAAGCAATCGTATAAATAATAGCGTCATCATCTGCTACTGTGCCATGATAATTATCATCCATGTTTTCATAATCACCAGACTTAGAAAAAAATAATGTTTGTGGTTGTGATAAGGTTGCTGCGAATACTAATCTTTGTTCAAAGAAGGTTACGCAAGAAGGATGACCTGTAGTGTCTGAAAATGATCCTAAAGCAAAGTCAGTAGATGCAGAGGCAGAAGATGGAGCAACAATAGAAAGAGCAACTACAACTGTTGGTGATGTGTAACTTGTTATTTTGTAATGACCATCTTTAAAATGTACTAATCTTCCAACATCTGTAGCCAACCAACCTTGATTACTATTAACACCAGTTGTAGAGGATAAAGTTAAATTACCAGAAGTTCCAACAGTAGTATGTGATGCAGTTATAGTTGTTGTTTCAATATTATGATCCATGAATGGACCATTCTGAAAATCAACACTTGTTAGTGTCCAGGATGTATGACCTGTTCTAGCTAATTTTTTTACAGGATGATTGGGATGACAAATATACATGACATCTGCTGATTGTGCATATTTAATATCAAATAATTCTGCTTCTAAATATGGTGAACTAATTTCATAAGCTGAACCACCAGATAATATTTGACCATTGTCTTTATAAAATCTTATGTACTGATCTCCAAACTCTAACATATAAGTTTGTGTTGTACTAAACTCAAAAGGAATTAATCTTGTTTCCTTAGAACTATCTTTTACTTCTGCTACAAACTGTGTACCACTTCTTCTTGCTGCACTTCCATGTGGAAATACAATCATGTTTTCTAAAGTCTTACATCCTGTAGGATATTTTTGTAAATCATTTCTACCATCTAATCTTGGGGATAACTCGCCACCTGTAAAGTTCGTTAATTGAACAGCAACTCTAGCCATGGGTTAGTACCTTGCGTTTATAAATGAAGAAGCTCCAACAACATCTGATTGACCATTATCTGGATTTGTATTTTGACCTTCAGTAGCATCTACAAATCTTGCTTCTTTTAATTTATCTTGAAACAAATTGTACATATTAGAAGCAACAGGATTAGAAGATGTAACTGCGTAGGCAATGTCAGCAGCTAATGCAGCAGAGATTGTTTCTCTTAGTAACTCATCATATTGATTGGGATCAGCAATTCTTGCTACATATTGTATCTTAACTGTATCATGATTTGCTACAATCTTTCTACCTTCAATTTTATAATCATAATCATAATTTAAAATTGTTAAAACTCTCAAGCAATCAGCAGGTAAAGTAAACTGATAACTAAAACCCCATGAAGGTGTTTCAGTATCTCTAGCTAGTTCAACTCTTTTAATTAAACAATTCCAAGGATGAGATCTAAATAAACTATCTCTAACTTGTGTGTATCTTGCATTGCAAAGTCTTGCGTTCTTTGAATCTTCTGTAAGTGTAAGTATTGTTGATGCACCAAGTTGGTTTAATGCTCCATTACAAATGTCTACTACTGATGCCATACTATTTCCTTATTATATACTTTCGCCTTATCTGTCTATCTTTTTCTAAAGCGAATATTTCTTCTGTTGTTCTCTCTTCTTTAGTATCAAATCCATAATGATTTTTATTATCATTCTGAAACCTATCTACTAACACATATCTGTATACATAGTTATCTTTTTTAAAATGTAATACAGGTTTTAAATC